TCTTGCTCACGACCAAACAAGTCAGCCGCTTTATCGTATGCTTGTGAGTAACCTTGACCTGTTATACCTGCCATGCGATCTAAAAGACCACGTTGCAGCTCTGCTTCGGCCACACCTTGGCGTGAACCACCATAAGCACCCGCTTTAGCGTACTGACTCTGTAAGTTTTGCTGTGCAATATCAGCTTGTCTTTGCGCTGCGGCATACTGAGGCTGTAATGCAGATTGCAGGTATGGGTTCATGTACGCCTGTACTGGACTAGTCGCCCCTTCCGCAAACGGCTGTGGTGTTTCGCCACCCGCAATCTGTTCCGGGCTAAGCGGCTGGTAGGCTGCACCTGTAAAAGACCCTGCGGCACTAGCACCGGGCATAGCCAAAGAACCAAGTCCACCAAACGCTTGCTGCTGCAAAGGAGATTCACCAGCAGTTAGCGGCCCTTCGTAGGCTTGGTAAGGCATAGACGCAAGAGCCTGCCCCCGCCCAAGCATTTCTGAAACGTATGGACCTGCAAAAGGAGATAGCGAGGACTCTATGCCTGTAAAAGTTGGATCACTCATTTTATGCTCCTAAGCTGGCATCATCTTGGTAGGGTTAATCTCTGGGCCTTGTTTAGTAGTCCCAGTGCGTTCTGTTCGCACCCTATCCATCATTGAATATAGTTGTTTTGCCCCTGCGTCTGAGTTGCCATTGCCTAAATGACTTACCACATCAGCGGGTACTACAAATTCACCGTCGCTCAAGGCAGCCGGTTGTGCTCCGTCTATTGTAGCAGGTACAAGGTCAGCCATCCCATCAGTAGGGCCACCTAAGTAGTAGCCTTGGCCTTGCGCCATACCGCCTGCTGCGAACCCTTCAATCCCTCGCTCTTTCGCATAAGCTCGAATATCAGCGGCTGTAATTCCTTCGTATTGAGGGTAGGCGGCGTTATCGCTGTAGTAAGCCGCTATTTCTTCTGGTGTTGCACGGCCCTGCGCTAACAAATTCTCCATGAGTTCTACTTCAGTAAGTCCGGGGGTATCTGCCGCTATACGTTCTATTATTTCTGCGGGAGATTCATATCCACCCTTAAATAGCCCTGCTATTACATCCATATCGTCTAGGCCATATTGTTTCGCTACGTTACCTACACCTGTTTGCCCTCCAAGAATTAAATTAGCTACGCTATCTTGTTCTTCTTTAGAAAAACCATCTGAAGGATCAACAGAGTTTAAAATACTTTGAGTCTGCGCGGCACTTCTTGCTTGCGCTATAGCATTTGTTAAAGCGTTTTCATCTACACTTAACCCACCAGCAATTTGAGCCAGATCATACCCACTATCTCCTAACTGAATAAGTTGTGCTGGAGTTAATTCTGAGTTGTAAAAAGGAGCTAGGAAATTAGCAAACGCGTTAGCTGTTGTATCTGCTGTTGTATCCGCTGGTGTAGAGTCTGTTAGAACATCTACCGCATCTAACGCTGCTGGTTGTACTGCTGTTTGTGCTGCTGGTTGTACTGCTGGTGTAACACTTGCACCTTCGCCTTCACCGCCGCCAAACATACCGGTTATATTAGAAAGAAGATTAGCTACACCTTCTTGCCCTAAAGTGTCAGTAAGAGTAGCCACTGGTGCAGCAGCCGCCAAACCTTCTGTGTCAAGTTCGGTAGAGGTAGTAGCCGCAGGTGCAATTGCCGGTAGCCCCACACCCTGCATAACGCTTGTACCGGTAAAAGGCACTGCTCCATAATCAAAGTAAGACCTGCCCACGCTTCCGGGTCTACGAGCAGAACCATCAGGATTAACAGCACTAAACGCATCTTCTTTTAGTGTTCTATTATATTGGTAGTCGGGGATTGCACCTTGGTAACCAGTAGGCTGTTGTTCATCGTCATCCAGTAGCCCGAACAGTCCACCCACAGCACTGGTAAGAAGAGCACCAGCGTTATCACCCACGAACTGACTTAACTTGCCACGCACACTTGAGTTGTTGTTGGTGCTAGTAGGGCCAAATCCTGTGGCTTGCCCCATCGTTACAGAAGCTAATTTTTCAGCATCTGTAGCACCGCCAGCGTTAAATCTTTTCACATGTCCACCCTCTGCGGCGCCTCGCCGTTGTCGCTCCCGCTCTACTAGTTCATCTATGTAGTCAGGAATAATACTCATGCTAGATATGTCGTAAAAGCCCGGTATATCTACAAGCGGGCCGGGTTCTACTGAAACTGTCTGTGTACCGCCTGATAGGGCTGTAGTGCCGCCACCTCCGCCTCCACCTCCGCCTCCATCTCCGCCACCAGCAGCAGGGGCTGCTCCGGTTTTAATTGAGGGTGTTGTGCTAGGGTCGTCGTATCCACCGGCAACTGCGGGCCTTCCACCTGCTAGTATTCTATCTATTTCATCGTCGCTTAGCGTGCCCCCAACTATGTTCCTTGCCCCCGCTTTTATTGCAGGGGTATCGGGGTCAACACTACTTCCTACTATGTTTCTTGCGCCAGCTCTTATTGTGGGGGTATCGGAGTCAACACTACCTGTTGCTATATCCACCGGAGTAAATTTAGGTTGAGAATCCGTAAGTACATCTAAAGCGTCTGGATCACCACCACTATCGACAGTATTATTCCCACTGCTATTGCTATCTCCATTAGGGTCTCCTATTTTTGAAGCATCTGAGTCATCGTTATCTGCTGCGGCAGCGGTCAAAACTCCGGCTGCGGTAGGGCCTACACCACTTGTTAGGTCTTGGTCTTTTTCATCTCCGAGGGACAAAGCTCCCGCTGTGGCCGCTGCTGCCGCAGCGCCGGGTATAAAAGTACCTAATCCGCCCTCAAAGATGGTGCGGGGGTCAGGTATGTTTATCCCTACGGGCATACCAGTTTTAGTGGTTTTGCCTACAATAAGAGGTGTAGTTGTCCCGCTTTGACCGTAGTTTATAGTCCCGCCAAGACCACCCAACAATATAGACACAGGGTCTAACAGAGTCTGTGCTACCTCTGGGCCTGTACCTAATGTAATTAGGTCGGAAAAGCCTTGCCCGGTAGCTCCTATAAAATTTATTATTTTTTGTCCTACGTTTGGACTATCAGGATCACCACCCAAGGCTATAAAGTTAGCTCTAGCTTCCTCTAAAGCGTTTTGCCTTTTCGCAGCTTCATCAAAATAAGCATACCCCGCTTGCCCTTCTCCCGTTTCTTCGGGCGAGTAAGCAGTCCCTTTTGAGGATTTCCAATTTGCTAAATCCCCAGCAGCTTTAACTAACGCTTCTTCTGCTTCTTCGAGAGTAGGGGCATCTGTAACCCCCTGCATCCTAAACTCTTCTTTATCCGCAGCATCCTCCAGCATGTCCATGTAGGCCAAATCCATAGGGAACGTACTGGCATAGCTTTGCTGGATGCTACTTAGATCGAGTGGAGTGCCTGCCGAACCTATGCCAGATGGTTGCTGGGCAAATATTTGACCGGCTATGTTTGACTGATCAAGGATGCTACCCCCTGCATCAAACTTTTTTATTTTATCACTCATCTCTAACCTACGGTGTCGGCAGTGTTTCAGGCAATGCTGAAATCAAATGTACGGTTACTAGAGTAGACGGTACGGCAGGGCGGGGACTTGAAGCCGCCGCATAATCTATTGTTACGCCTGTATCGTCTGTTGCCCACATAAGTTCTATGTACTGCCCTGCTGTTATATCTATGGTAAAACTGTATTCAAAATCATCTACACCACCAGAACCCGCTATGACGTGCATCCTGCCAGTGTTTGCTATGTCTACTCCACTCCTTCGTACCCAGAAGGACAGCTCCTTAGAGTTAGCATTGGTACTAGTTAACTCTACCGAAAGCTCAAAGTTGTAAACCCCTGAATACGTTGGAGTTATTCTTGTCTTTGGGGTGCCTGTTACACTTATGGCTTCCCCTAAATACGTATTCTCAAACTGCAAAGCATAGGCCGTGCCTGTTGACGCAGCGTTCTGATCCACCGTGGAAAAGAACTTACCGTTCGGGGACTCTATAAACTGTCCCCCATAAGCACCGGTTAACAAGTTTACATTATTAGCTAACCTATTGAAAAACAAACGCAAAATATTATTCAGGTCATCTAAGTATGTCCGCAGAATATTCGTTTCAGGTGGTATCGGCAGGGCGGGAGCTTCTACCTTATTTATACTATCCCGCGATGCCACTAGCCCCTCCTACCGTCAGGCCGCATATCCATCCTAGGTGCGCCTAGCTTCCACGTTACTCCGGCTGCTGTAGACTCAATCTTAATCGACATCTGCCTACCCCGTACCCGTGTAAAGACCTGCCCGGTAAACTCTTCTACAGGCACTGTGGCTGTTCTAGTAACAGTAGCACTGCTGTCTCCACCCACAGAAGCTGGGTTATACCGCCCAGAACCCGAGTCTTTCAAAGGGTTTAGAGTCATCGTAGCTGCTGGGGCACCGGTTGTAGAACCTTCAAAGGTCATGTCTGGTAACATCTTGTTGACCAGCATAAACCGATCCCCGTCATCCAGATCAAACTGTGTAGAAGTTATACTGGCTGCTATAGCCGCAGGGACGCCTGTCTCGTTGTCGTCCACGCCTTTCTCGTGGTTGACTAGTTTGTTGGTAAAAGTAGCTGCTAGAGGGAAATCACGTAGGTCAGAGTCAAGCCATGCAGACCGTGCCAGATTACCGTAATACCATATGTTTTGTACGTAGTTATACACCACGTAGCGGTCATTCTGGGTAGCTCCTCCAGAACAATAAAACCACCATATCTCGTCAAACTGCTCGTTGGAGCCACAGATTACTTGGTCAGCTTGGCCTTGGTTAAAGTCATCAAATATATAACTACGCAGCTCGCAGGGTAGTGTCTTAACAGTACCGTCGTAGTAGTAAAACTTGTTTATACCCATCCAGTAGGCAATGTTGTTTGAGTACACAGCCGAATTCGGCCCAGCTATAGTGATGTTTGAGCCAAGAAGCTGCGCTCCCCATACCTCTGGAGCACCTAGATACTGTAGGCCGTACAGGGCTGCATCTGACCAGACCAACACTTCTTGGCGTGCTTGGATAGCGTCTACGATTTCTGTACCTTCTGACAGGCGTAGACTACCCGCTTGATTAGTAGCCGCAGGTGTCCAGTTAGCTACGTCTTCTTGGTCTGACCATCGAATGAGCATTGGGTCAAGCGTAGAACCGCCCAAATCGTTTGCTCCAAAACAGAACGCAAAACGAAATATGTCAGACACAAACGCTAGATTTACTACAGTAGGTACACCAGACGCACCTCCCAAAGAACTTACAGCAACAGCGCGTGTGTTAACCCCGTTGCTTGCGTCCCAGTAGTATGGTGCCCC